ACCGGGTTTATTGCCGTAGCTCACCCCATTTCCTGGTGACGCCCTTACGGGCGGATTAATCTGGGAGGAGTCCTATTCCTGTTTCACAAGATGGGGTTCATAACGCCCCAAAAAGTGACATGAAGCTAAGCGACATACCCATCCACAACGGATGGACGTCCCACATGATACCCTGGAATTGGTTTGCTGGGCTCAACACTTAAGGAGCTCTCGCTACATCCGATGAAGGCATAATAAATGGGGCGCTGTCCACGCCAAGGAGACCCACCAGGTGTGCTGCTACGCGGTTACACCACGTAAAAGCACTCATGACGAGCATGCGCCTGATTATGGGGAAAAAGGCTTTCCAGCTCATCAAATTGACCACTGTCTATTTTACGCTCGATTTCCATCTGGGCAATAGGACTTACCCCAAATAGTTCATCAAACAACTGTCGAACATGGTCCGAAGGACCAAATGCAGGTATAGGCAGCTCATCAGGGGGGCACACATGGTACCCATCCGGGACGAATCTCGGAGCGTAACCCCTGGTGACACGTAATGCAAATCTGGCCATGGCTCCCACCACAGGGCACTGCGGGGTTTCATACACGGCGGACAAGGCTTTCGCACGTAAAAGCCCCATCCGCACGCGTAAACCCGCAGTGGTGAACGAAGATGTCCACCCAAAATTTGCAATGAAACGGATCGGATCTCGGATTATGGTATCATCCACACAAATGATACCACAAAACGATGCCTTGCAGGGGTCGTCAACCTTCGCCAACTTAATGACGAAACCTAATGACGCAAAATCATCGGGAGTGGGAATTTTGCCGCGATAGATGGCGAACAAGCCGTCATCACCCTCGACAAATCCCCTCCACAGATAATCACCATGCCGCATGCGGTCCGTTTGAATCCACATGCCCTTGGCAGAAGATGGTACACCCTCATTAGAGAGCAGGTCGCACAACGTGATGTGCTCCCATCTTATGCCAGGAGGAAAGTGGAGACTTACGTCTCCATCAGGATCTATTATTACAATGTGTGTATCGCTTTTCCGCTGTTGTTTTTTATAATTTGTATATACATATGCTGTTGGGTCATTATTTTTCCTCGCCATGAAGAAAGACCACAGCATCGCATTTGTAAACGAATTACCGAGTGAGGTACACATATCGCCACTCATGCGGCGCCCGCGAACCACGAAGCGCACTCCTGAACGAGTACGTAAGCGATTGATGCCGCAAATACAAGAGGAAATTTGCCGGCCAACCTTCGGCAGGTTAACAAGCATATGACGATATAGCTCACACTCACAAC